GTAGATCACCTCACCTATCTCCCGCATCCTTGGCTTTACTAACAGATACCGACAAGCCTTACGGATATCCTTACGCAACCAGAATCTCCAGTTCTGTCGCTTAGTCTTCCCGTGCGTGACCTTGTCATCATCGCTACCCCCGGCGTACTCTTCGTTGGGGTTGAAATAGTTCTTACGATCAAAGGCATCCTGTGGCATATACGATGCAATGTAAGTTACGCCATCCTCTATCCACGGATTCCCCCTCTGCTCATCGAGGCCTACTCCAGGTTTGTATTGGTGCAAAGACTTACGACCAAGCAACAAGACTACCTTCGTCCCCGGCAGTAGCCCAGCACCCAACGTAGGCAGGGTACGCAAGTCACAAGAGTCCCGACCAACTGCAACTGTAGAGTCAAAAAACGCCCCCGCGTAACCGCTCAAAAGAACGTGTCGGTCGAACCGCGAGGGCGTGTCTATTACAACAGTTAAGCCTGAGTATGTTTCAGCAGGCTTATGACGCATCGGTTGGAAACTCTAAGTCCATGAGTTTCTCCGTTGCGATCTCCTCGGACTCCTTAGCGAACTCCTTGTTGTCCTTGAAGTGACCGTCAACGTAGGATACAACCAATGATGCCGCGTCTTGGAAGCCGGACTTATACCCGACAACCAAAATCTTAGCCATTAGTTCCTTCAACCTGTGTGCTACCGCCTCACAAGCTTGTGTCTCTTTGGGAGCCAAGCTTTCTAGCTCCTGCTTTACTTGTTCAATGACTGTCATCGTCGTTTCGTAGTGCTTTGGCCAGTAGGCGCGGCCCGTATTGATTGAGTCGCATACGCTTGTCTCTGGCTCTTGCCTTTAGTTTGCGGTGTAGGGTTTCCGGTATCATCAGAGGGATGTACCGCTTGACCCTGCTGTCCGACCTAGGTTTAGTTTTGTTCATAGTTATTTTCTGTAAGTGAGGCTTGCGTTTGTTTCAGAGGGGAATAACAGAATGTCATAAACCCGCCGCAGAATCTCTCTGCGTACCATACCGCAAACCTCGTTAGAGGCTAGAACCCAGACATGTCGTGATCTTCAGCAGCTTCTAATCTGCGTTCCACGTTGTAGCGATAATTCGCTAACGGTTGCCCGGTTATGGGGTCGATCATAGGGTCACCTGTGATCTCGTCCATTCTAGACTCAGTTTTTGTGTAGAGTACAGCTTTAAATGCTTTACCCTTGAGACCCTCAGCGATCTCGTCGTAATCTTCTAGCTCGAACTCGTCGGGCAGGTCGAAGATTTTGTGGTACTCCTTCAGACTCCGAGATGGAATCAGAGGGTAGTCCCTAACTTGAACACCGCTGACCTCAACAAAGCCGCTAGGCCCGTTGACTTCTGCGGGTTCTACAACTTCAGTTACAATAGCAACCATGTCGTTGCCCTTGCTACTGACCTTGCGCTCTGCTTCGACAATGCGAAGCGTGTATGTACCATTCGGGAGGTAAGGCCTACCCGAACTTTCCGTAATACCCTTTAGACTTATCTTAGCCATTTGTTATTATGTATCGTAGTTTATGTTTATTGTAGTGTATCGTACACGTATCCCCTACACTCATAGGGAAATTATTTCCAGAAATGCCACCACTTAGTCAGCGGCAGACAGTCCTCCATGTTGTTAAACGCCCGTTCCCTAGCCTCTCTTAGCTGACTGTCCGTAAACAGGTGAGGAACTGGCTCTCGTCTGCCCTCAAGGTACGTAAAGATATACGACCTGTTGGCTGCTTTGTGCTTGCGGTCGTTCGCTACTACAAACAACCGCCCCAGTTTTGCTTTACGTTTATTTTTCATAACATTAAACAATCAAATGCTCGTTATCCCAAAGCTCTAATGTTTCCGCTCTCGTGTCTCCAGATACAATGTTATGACAGTTAGAACACATTGCATACCAACCGTAATTAGTATCCCTATTACTGCCGATATATGGAGTAGGTTTGATGGTGTTATCGCCAACCTTCTTACACTCGTCACGCATACAGTATGTAAACTCTTCGGCTGGCCACGTTTGCGAGGTTAGCTTGTTCCAAAGCTTCCCCATTTGTTTTATGCCAACCTTTGAGCGGTTGTTTATAAGAAGGTTACAGGTTGAACACTCTACAGAACAATCTTGACCGTTGTTTTCCACAAGTAGAACAGGGTCTTTTTTACAGAGTGGACACTCCAACAGCCAATGCTTTCCTGTATACATACCATCAGAAATTTCTTCTATTATTCCCCAAGGTGCATCTATGTCTGCTATCATTTGTAGTATTCCTCTGCTTTCTTCAGCACCGCAACGATGTCGTTGGGGATGAGTTGCTCGTCGAACATACCCATTGGAGTCTTAGCCGACGTAACACCATCCGTGTTAGTCTGGAAGAAGTATTCCATCTCTTCAGTCTTCTCGTTCTTGCGTACCTCGGTGAACAGTACCATGAGAAACTCCTTCTCTATCGCACCTTCGTGAACTTTACCTTGCACCTTGACCCTGCGGTGCGAGGTCTCTCCACCTGTAATCTGTGGAATCTTCACGATGTCGTCTACCGCCGTGAAGATAATCGTAGCCTTATCGTTCTTGATAGAGTCTAACATATTGCGGATAGTCCTGTTGTAGAACGACCAGATATCGTAGCCCTTGAATGAGTTCGTAGCCAGAGTGTTGACCTGCTCCACGTACTTGGTGAACGACTCGACCACTATGGTCTCGCAGTTATCTTCCTTTAGAACCTTGTCCAGTTCCCTAGGGAAAGCGTTGGCATTCTCCACGGGAATGATGTTGAACCTGTTAGCCTTGGGGAAAGGGAATCCCTTACGCTCCAAGTCTAGGATGTAGGTTGTCTTCGGGTCTAGGTTACGCAACGCTGTACTCTTGCCGCTGCCGCTATGGCCCACAATTGCAATCAATGGTTTATACATTTTCTGTTTCAGTTGTTATTTCTATTTTAGTTTCTGGCTCGATGACACCGTGGAAGGTGTCAAATTCTAACTGCTCATCCCTAGGCCATTGGTCTTTAAGTAGCATCAAGCCAATGATCCCGTAGTTTGCTATGTCCTTGAAGGTATCCTCCAACGATTCGTTCTTGGGAGATTCCTCTCTGTCCATCAACAGGTTTGCGAGTCGCTCTACCTTATCGTAGAGCCGTACGCTAAGACCGCGAACACCAAACCTGCTAATGTTCTTAGGCCCGTAGTCTTTCTGCTTCTCATCCAACAGGCTAATACACTCAGCCGCTATGAAGAGCGCACGTTTACCTGCAAGGGTATCAAGTTGTATCTTCATTTGCTGATGACCCTCCCCATTAGCACGGACAAATTCTGTATAGACTTGTCCAATGCGGTTAGCTTGCTGCCTAGCATATCTGCCCCCGCAAGTATCGCTGCGGTCTGGCTGACACACTCGGAGGACAGCACACCTGTCCTGTCATTATCCTGTAGCGTAGCTTCAAGAGTCTTGTTGAGGGACTCCATAGCTGCCGTGTAACGTAGCATGGTAAAGTTATCCATGCCGTCTAAGTAGGCATCGTGCCTAGCCTTTAATGTTTTTTCTGTAACTTCCATAATGTTATAGTTGGAATTGTAATGGGTCGTAGACTTTACGTACGTAGTCCATGTTAACAATGGACTCTCTATCGTCACCTGAGTTCGCTGTGCATAGGGCAGTGAATGAGCAGAGACCGAAGCGAGTCTCGCAGCAGGCGAAGTTGCTAAGGAAGATGTCCTCGCCGTCTTTCTCGTCCCAAGTCTCGAAGTATAGCTCAAGCTTGTCCCGTATCCTACCGACGAGGTCGTCTATGTAGGCTTGAAACTTGTCCAGTCTATCCTTGCTGAACTCAAATATCTCGCTGCGTTCGAACTTGTTCTTGTTGGAACGGCCAAGGAACAGACCGTTAATCATGCAGCCTACGTCCTCGTCTGGGAATAGCTTTTGCCAGATGAGGTTGTAGAACATTAGCTGGGGTGAGACCTTGTAGGATGCGAAGTAGGCAGCGGGACTGTAGGCTGCTGTGGATTTGTGGTCTACGATGACAGGTCTGCCGAAGTAAGTTCCGACAAAGTCTATCGTACCGCAGAAAAGTATATCCAAGTCTGGTGTTTGCAGGTACGGGTAGGCGAAGCGCATCTCCAGCAAGGGGTCGGGGTCTTTGCGTACCTCCAACCCTGTGTCCTGCTTGAAGTATTGGTTGAGTAGGTTGACCAGATGGGCTAAGTCACGGAAGTCCTTATCGGGTACAAGGACATCCACGTAGTGATCTATCGCTGCGTTGACAGCCTTCTCCTCGTCACCGTCTGCGTAGTACGACTCCAAGGCCTTGTGTACTGCCGTACCGTACTCCATCTTATGATTCGAGTTACGTTTACGTAGGCCACGGCATAACATATACCATAGCCTGCGCTCGCAAGCTGATTCCTTTATCAAGGATGCGTCTATCTTTACAATGAGCTTGCCTTCTTTGGTTTGTTCTAGGTTAAGTAA